ATGTACAGCCTTGATTCTGCTTTAATTGGTAGTTCAACTATTCTGACCAATAAGTCAGGTTTTCTCGCTTTGCGCAAGGTTAAGGATGCCATGGGTGATTACTTAGTTAAACCGGATGTTACGCAGTCAGCATTTACTTTCCAGCTTGACGGTCATCCGATTAATTGGGTTGAAGATACTTGGTTACCAGATGTAGCAACTGGGACGCATCCATTTTACTTTGGTAATTTCAAAGAACTAGTTACGATTTTTGACCGTCAGCAAATGCAACTGCTGACTTCGACACAAACTGATCGGGCCTTCAACCGTAATCAAACAGCTATTCGTTCAATTGATCGTTTTGACACACAATTAGTGGACGATGAAGCAGCTGTAATTGGCTCATTTAAGGCTATTGCAGATCAAACGGCTAACTTTGCGGTTAGTGCTACAACAAACGGCTAACCATTAGCTAATCAACGTCGCCTAAGAAATACACAGTACCTAGCGGGGCGGCTATAAAGGGAGTGATGAGATGGCGGACAATGTTGTTAAGGTGTCAGACGTCGGCAACATGATGAACTTAGATATTGACGATTCTGATATGCTCATGAGCGCCTATATTGACGCGGCTGAACAGTACGTTAAAAACGCCGTGGGCACGGATATCACTACTTTCTACACGGATGATAGCACAAGTGTACCGGCACTATTTAAAGTTGCCGTGATGTCACTAGCAGGCACGTATTATCAATATCGGATCGCGATGTCGGATACGCAAACGTATGATATTGACCTCACTTTAAATAGTATTATCGGTCAACTCCGCGGTCTCTACGCACAAGCATATGAGGAGGCGTACCCGGATGACCAAACGAATTCTACCAAGCCAATTTTATAAAGTAGCTCAATTTGGTTTTCCAACTTCCAAAAAGAATGGTGCGGGAGTTAGTGTGCCAGATTATGACTATAAATTGACACTTCATTATGCGCCAATCAAGCAAACTATGACCCAACAGTATTTGGCAATTTCTAATAATGTTACTAATACCAAAACGATTGCAATTAGGCATAATCCAACAATCAATGAGTCTATGCAGGTTAAGCTATCTGACGGTGAATATTCTATTGAAAGCGACAGCCCAGACGATTCTATGGGTGTTAACAAGTATGATTATCTGACGCTAAAACTGGTTAAAAAAGTAGGTGGTTCGTAATGGCAGGATTAGACGATGCACTAAATAGTTGGCTTGAGGACGTCAAGAAAGTTGCTGAAATGGCCCCAACCGATCAAGCCAAAATCACCAAAGCTGGCGCTGATGAGTTACAAAAGGTATATACGGACGTTACTCGTGAAAAACATTATTCGAGCCACGAAGATAAGAAATTCGGTCATATGGCCGATCATGTGACGAAGCAAGCAACTAATGTGGACGGCGTTAAGAATGGGGTATCTAGTGTTGGTTGGGACAATCCGTTTCATGCAATGAACGCTAGACGGCTTAATGATGGCACGAAAAAGTATTCAGCGGATCACTTTGTTGATGATCTTCGTGATGACCCAGAGACTGCTGAAAAAGTACTTTTAGCACAGCAAGCAGAGTATCAGAAGTTGCTTAAAAAGATTGAAGGTGGTGGCTGATGTTAGCGACCACAATAGCAGAAAACTTACTAGAACAGGCTGGTTACAAGCAGATTGATGAAATCTACACGCTTAACTTGCCCGAAGAAGCACAAGAAAACGTAGATACAACTGTTGTACTGATTCAGGACGTCAGTTCTCAGCCTGACATTGGCGGTAATGAGACGTTTTACGCATATGACACGCAGATCGAACTTCAAATATTCTACAAAAAAGACTTGAATTTTGACCCCGAAGAATTAGAAATCCCATTATTGCAACTGCTCAGACAAAATTATTGGCAAATAAATCAAGTTAAATCGCACGTAGTCGATCCGGATTCATTCCAGCTAACGGCTACTTTTTATTTGTCATATTCAAAACTTATTTAACAAAATGAAAGGAATGATTATTACATGGCTATCGTAGGACTTAAATTAGCAACTATTGCCTTACTCGATGACAATGGAAAAATTGTAGCAGACGCAGACAAAGGATTAAGTGCAAATGGATTATTGGCACTTGACCACGCCATGCTTGGCTCAACTCAGGCAAATATTACTAACTTGGAAGGAGCCGTACAAGTTATTTCAGGGAACAATTCTCTGCAAGACTCTTACACGCAACCAGCCAAACCAAGTATTGCACTAACAGTAAACAATATGCCGGGAGACGTTAAGAATAAAATTACAGGTTACACATCTGATGGTAAAGGTGGCTACGTCTACTCAGGAAGCAAACCTAAAGTAGGACTGTTAGTTGAGACACAGACGCTTGACCGTAAGAGTTCAGTATACTTCGCGTTTGGCGAATGTAATGTTTCAGCAGCTTCCCAAAACATTCAGTCAGACACGGATACCACAATCAATCGCGAAGCTGACGCCCTCACATTTACAGCATTAACCGTGGACCGCTGGGGCCAACCATACAAGAACTTCCTTGGTTCAGATACAGGATTCAGCGAAGCGACTATGCTGGCCGATATATTCAATGGATACACAGCCACTACTGCAGGTGGAACAGGCACAGGAAACACTGGTTCATAGAACACTTTTAAGTTTGAGTCGTCTTAGGGCGGCTTTTTGTATACATAAAATTAAATTGGAGGAATCACAATTATGGAAATATATCTAAAGGACTTTAACAAAAAATTTCAAATTAAGCAATCGAACAAAAACATGCGGAAGACCTATGAGTTGCAGTTAAAAATGGCTCAAACGGACGACGTGGAAGGTAAGTCGCCGATCGAACAAATCAGACTGATGTTGGAATTGACTGACGCCATGGTGGACTACGCTAAGTCGTTACTCAAGTTAAATACAAAACAACAAGAGGTATTAGACAGCCTCGAAAGTGATGCTACATTTGAGTTAATTAATCACATCACTCAAAGAATGTTAGGTATGACAGAAAAAGAAATTAAGGACGCCCAAAATGAGGAAATTGACCCAAAAAAGTAGGGTCGCCGGCTGAGCGCGTCTTCGAATGGACTAACCGAGTTGAAGACTTGAAGCTGGCCGAAAAAGAAGCCATTATTAATCTCCATTGGGACTTAGAGACATACGATGAAGCAGACTACTTCGAGTTGAACGACATTCTATCAGCCAAGGAGCCTAAGGATCGTGAAGTTGATCCGTTGAGCTTAATTCGATAGAAAGGAGGAAACCTTTTGGTAAAAAAAGTACAGGCACAAATGAGTACCGAAGTCGCTTTGGATATGCTCAAGGCTAGCGAGTCTATTAAGTCGATCACAACTCGTGTCAACTCATTTACCCAGTCATGGAAAGCCTCCGAAGCTCAGATGAAGTCCGCTGGGGACTATGTGGGTGCCGCTACGGCGAAATATGAAGGCTTAGGCAAGTCAATTTCTGCCCAACAAGACAAAATTGCCAAGCTACGTAAGGAACAGTCCGAGCTGAAAGGAAACACTGAGGAAACCGCGCAAGAGTACCTCAAATACCAGCGCCAGATTGATCAAGCAACGACTCGATTATCTAGTCTTGAAGCCCAGCAGAACCGGGCTAAGCATTCCATGGAGTACCAGAAATCTGGACTTGCCGGCTTACAACACAGTCTGGAATTGAACAACAAGGCGATTCAGTCACATGTAGAACGCTTGCAGGCTGAGGGTAAATCAGAGGAAGCACAAGTTGCTAAGATCAAAGGCTTAGACACGGCCTTAGAGAACTTAACTAGTCAATACAAGAAGCAACGTACCGAAACGATTGCAGCAGCTAGAGATTTTGGCGATACCAGTGATGAATACTTGAAGGCCAAGACGCGACTTAATGAAACAGCAACTGCTATGGCTAAGACTAGAACAGAAACTAATGAGCTACGAGCGTCTATGGAAAAGCAACCAACTGGCTTTCTTGTGGGCATTAAAGAGAAATTGATGTCTGTCAATACAGAAGCTAAAAAGACTTCAAAAATCGGTGACACAATTAAAGGTGTTTTCGGCGGTTCTCTTTTGTATGCTGGGGTTATTAGCCTTACTTCGCACATAAAAGAGGTTGCTAGTTCTGGTTATGAAGCCGCAGAAGCCGCTGTTGAAACTGGCGAAAAATGGAGCAACATTGGTATTAACACCAAAGGAGTCCAATCATTAGCACTTGCTACCAAAGACTTGAAGGAAAACACAAATCTTTCTGGTGTTGCAGTTGGGAACATGCTAACGAAATTCTATGGAATTACTGGCACGGTTAAGGGTGCAGAACAGTTAAGTAAGGGTGTCGGAAGTCTCACGGATGAGTTAAAACTTAGCCAGCAGGCATCAGACGGCTTTGCCAATGGATTAAGTAAAATTGAAGCATCTGGAACTGTAACTTCATCGTCACTTGGACGCTTAGAGAAACAAGCACCTGGGTTAACTGTAGCGATGCAGAAAGCCTCAGGAATGTCGAAAAAAGCATTTGATGATTTGCTAGATTCCGGGAAAATGACTAGTGATCAATTCAATGACATTCTAGAAAAAGCATCGAAGAGCTATGATGAAAACTCTAAAGAGTTCGATAACTCATCGCAAGGTGCCATGAAGCACTTTAAACAAACTTGGGCCGATACTAAAGCCGCACTAATGAAACCCCTAGTATCTGTCACAGGTTCTGGTTTAGGAGCATTAAATAAAGCCTTGGATAATCCAGCCACGCAAAAAGCTGTAACGGCATTGGGGACTGGTATTGCTAATTTGACCAAAAGGTTATCTGAGTTAGTGCCTTATATTTCCAGTCATATGGCCGACTTTACATCAATTTCTGGATCAGTAACCACCATTGCTGGTATCTTTGCCAAGACAATCTGGCAGACAATTAGCGGTACCATTAAATCGATTAGTAAGGACTTTGGTAATTTTGGACTATCAGCAAAGCAAGCTAAGGACCCTGTTAAACTACTAGCCAGTGGACTGCAAGATTTAGCCAAGCATAAAGCTTTGGTGCAAGACATCGCGAAAGCATTATTGACTTTATTCGTCGGTAGCAAGATAACTAGTGGTGCACTATCAATGACCCGTGGTATCGTACGTTTATCTGATAGTATTAAAGCCATAAAAACGGCTCAAGCAGTGGAAGACCTAGGCAAACTAAAGGGGGCTACTAAAGGATTCGCGGCCATCAAATTAGGCGCTAAGTGGGTTGGTGGCAAGGCTGTATCAGCTGGTAAACTAGCTTTAAATGGTCTTAAAACGGCTGGTCGTGGTATTGGAAAAGCTCTCACATTCACGGCAAAGATTGCAGTCAAAGGTGCTCGATTAGCCCTCAAGGGACTCTTAACCGCCGCTCAAGTAACAGGTAGGGGTCTCAAAACAGCCTTTCTATTCCTCAAGGCCAATCCGTTTATTGCCATTATTTCAGGGGTAGCATTGGTTGTAACCGCCTTAGTAGCACTGTATAAGCACAACAAGAAGTTTCGCAATTTCGTCAATGGGATTGCTAAGGATGCCAAAAAGTATATTGGTAAGGCCGTGGATGCTGTGAAGAACCTCGGCAAATGGGCTGGAAATATTGGCAGTGGCGCCAAAAAAGGTTGGAATAACTTTACTAAAACAACCTCTACCGGCGCTAAGAACGCTGTGAAGTCTTTCTTAAGTCTGAAAAATGACGCTGGTAAACATCTAGCCAATCTGTGGAATTCAGGGAAATCTACTTTCTCAAATGGGTGGAAGGCTGTCACAAATGCTTCCAAGTCGGGTGCTCATAATGTCGGTAACTGGTTCAGTAATATGGCTAACGACACCCGCAAAAAGGCCATTCAGATGTTTAACGATCATAAAGCAACGTTTCGATCTGGATATAATGTACTGAACAATTATACGCAAGCCTGGCATGATGTTATGACCGGTAAATGGAACAAGGTTGGTAGTGACTTGAAGAATACTGCTAACTCCATTAAGTCTTTTGCCCATAATATCTTTTCTGATATGTACAATAATCTGAATAACATGACGGGTGGACGTCTGGGTGACATGGTAAATGCTTGGAAGTCTAAAATGTCCGCGATTGGTAATACTGTATCGGACGCTAAGGAGTCTATCCATAAGCACTTTGTGGACTTGGTTAGAGGAATCGTCAAACCCTTCAACGATATGTTATCAGGACTGGAGAAAGGCATTAATTGGGTTCTGGACAAGGTTGGCGCAAGCAAGATTAGCGGTGACTGGTCAGTTCCTATGCCTAGTTATGCCAATGGTACTCAAGACACTCATCAAGGTGGATTAGCTAAGGTTAATGATGGTTCTGGTGCTAACTATCGTGAAATGTACCACTTGCCGAATGGTCAAATTGGTATGTTCCCAGCGGTAAAGAATATGATTGTTCCGCTTCCTAAAGGAACGAGCGTTCTGGATGGTAATAAGTCAGCATTATTAGCTAAGATGATGGGGATTCCGGGTTATGCAAGTGGGATTGGCGACTTCTTTAGTGGGCTCTGGAATGGCGCTAAGGACGTCTTAGATGACACCGAAGATATTCTCAAGAAGCCAGCCGAGTTTATGGAATCATTATTTAAGCATTTCTTAGATAACACTTCTAGTAAGATCGGCCTAGTCAATGATATTCTGACTAACTTTCCAACGACTGTTGCTAAGGACGCCGTAGACTGGGTCAAGAAGCAATTCCAATCAATCGCTAATCCAACGGGTTCTGGAGTAGCACGGTGGGAACCAATCATCAAAGCTGTAGCGGCCTCAATGAACTTTAACATTAGTGGTAGTCAAGTAAGTAAGTTGCTCAGACAAATCCAAACTGAATCTAATGGCGATCCAACAGTTTTGCAGAAGACACACGATATTAACTCGGCCAGTGGGCACCCAGCACAAGGGTTATTACAATTTATTCCGAAAACTTTTGCCCGTTGGGCTTTGAAAGGACACACTAATATCATGCTCGGCTCTGATCAAATTAGGGCTGCTATTAACGCATTAAACCACGGTGGCGAAGGTGGCTGGTCGAACATCGGTAATGGTCACGGATGGGAAAACGGCGGGATTGTCCGTAATTGGCAATATGCACAGATCGCCGAACATAACAAACCCGAGGCTGTTATGCCATTAGAGGCCGCTAAAGATAGTCGAGCATGGCAAGTTCTAAAGGCCGTTGTAGATGCTAAGACTGGTGGTAAGTCACTTGATACCAATAACACAGGCTCTACTAGTACTGCGGATAGCAAGATTGCGGAATTGACAAGTGTGGTTAACTCGATGGCTACCATGATGAAGACTATTATTGGATTAAACGCTGACCAGATTACGGCTACTAAAGGGATTGTAGGTTATGACAAGTCAGCAGTTTATCATCAGACTTCAACAGATCAAAGTTTAGCCGGCTTTCAATCATTCAGTTAGGAGGTGGGATTGATTGCTAAAACCAACAATGTATTTACTACCGCCGGGAAGCAACACTGAAATTAGTTGTGAGAATATTACTAGTCATTTCACTTTTCTAGGTGATGATAGTGATCCCTTGTTAACGAATAATTATGGTACTGATGACGGTTTAGACGGAGCTTCGTATGCTTTTCAACAGCGAGCACAAAATGTAATCAACGCTAAGTTCATGCTTAGATTCAGTGATTGGTATGACTATCAGATGAAGAAACATACGCTGGCGAAGTTCTTTGCACAAAAAGGGTTGTATCGGATTCGAACCGATGCCGAACCTGCGATAGTTAAGTATGTCTATGCTGGTAATTTTACGGTAGATCCTACCGAAGATGGCTCTAATACAGCACTCATCACGATCCCTTTCGATAACCCAAGCGGCTTAAAATACTCACTAGGTTATTCAGATGATGTGATGGACTATGATAGCGGACTTTGGCAAATGGGCATGAACTTACCCATGAATAAGTCCTTACAGTATGAGTACAACGCGACCAGGTCATTTCAAATTTACAATGCTAGTGACATTACTGTGGACCCTGTTCAGCATCACGATTTACAGGTCATCGTTAAGAATACGACTGGTCAAGTTAGGATTGAGAATACAACAACGGGAAACTACGTAGCCTATAACGGAACGTTAACTACTACGGATCAACTCGTGTGGGACGGCGTCAACTTGTATTTGAACGGGAGTCTTGCCAATAATAGTACAGATTTTACGTACTTAACTTTGGCCCCTGGCTACAATGACATAAAAATAATTAGTACAGCGGATTTGGATATTGATTTCCATTTTCGCTTTATCTATCTGAATTAAGAGGCTATTACAGTCTCTTTTTTCATACATATTAAATAATCAAGAAAGGAGCTGATAGCTTGGCACCCTTGGACGCAATCAATAATCACCGCTATGTATACTTTGGTTTCTATGCTGATCCGACACCCACGAATGTGTGGAATGCAGTTCCCGCAATGGCCTACTCGGATAATTTAGTGGACTGGAATAGTGTTGCATATTTTACTGAGCAGTTAGGCAGTTTACGGGATATTAATGTTAAAAAGATTGGTGATTACTACTACGTTATTGGCACCTATGCTTTATACCGCACAACCAATTTTGTAACATTTGAAGAGCTCGATCTTAATTTAGGCAATTTTGATACCATTTGGGCCCCAGAAGTCTTTACCGATTTAACTGGTAATAGTCACATTATTTATTGTGCGAATACTAGCAGTGACGCTAATTTCAAGCTGTATATTGCTGATCTAAGTAGCGATGGAGTGGTTAGCCAACCAGCACAGCCCATCACGTGGAATGAAGGCCAACTAGGCAACGTCAGAAATATTGACCCCGATATTTATATTCAAGATGGGACTTACTACTTAACAACCCAAGGAAATTATATTTACAAATCGAGCAACTATCTCGGACCCTATGACCGTATGAAAGTTAATTTTGCACCAACACCGCAATCTTATGGCATCTTAAATAGTGGTATCAGTCATTGGATTGAAGGCCCTCAAATGTTTCGTGATGGGAACAATGTCCGATTATTTGCGGATGATAGTAGTAATGATGGCTTAGTCTTTCAATCGGCTTATCAAGGTGACCTTACTACTTGGAGCACTCGGCAACAGACTATTTGCCCAGAGTTCAAAATGCGACATGGTTGTATTTTGGTTAACGAAGCGGTAGCACCCGCCTTAGTTGATGAAGAAATCGATGATGAGGCCGAGTTTGATCCGATCATGACAATCCAAGCCCACAATAGTGATCAAAAAATCCCGCTGACGTGCTACGAAGCCAATACCTTTAACTACCAGTACGAGAATAATCAGACTAATCAGATTCAATTTACCGCTTATGATGACGGCTCACCAAGTTTTAGCGCGTTAGAGATTGAAAGCTTAATCACTTTTAACGGCGATTTATTTGTCGTCAAACAGATTCAACCAACCTTAACGGGTGTCAATCTACCACAGGTGACGGCCATTCAGTACGTTAATAGCGAGATTAGTCGAATCTTTCAACATAATACGCAAACGGGTACCTTAACTTACACCGTGCAAGATGTGCTTAATTATTGGCTGAGCGATAGCTCAGTTAACTTCTTAGGCTTTAGCTATGCAGTTCATGGCGACTTTGATAGTCAGCAAATCCAGGACTTAGGCAATGGGTCAGGCTCGGATATGACCAGTAAGATCATCGATACGTGGTCAGGCACGATTATACGACCAATTGGCAAGGTTATTCATGTGTACTCCGCAGACGCCTTTGTTAAGCAATCGCAAAAGCGGATTGATTACCTTCATGATACCTCGGAGATCGATTTAGCAATTGATTCCACTGGTGTTTACAACCAAGTTAAATGTATTGGCGCAACAGTCGATACTTCCACAACTGATTCAGATACAGATGATAGTAGTGATTCCAACACCGAGACCTATTACTTTCAGCCATTTTTCGTTTCTGATCAAGAATCCATTAACAACTGGGGATTACACCCAATGCCTGATCTAAGCGATGATCGATTTACGATTGCAGATAACATGAAGGCCTGCGCACTCACACAGTTACAAGCTGATCCAATTATTACCACTACAATCACGATGATTAGTAATAAGCAGCCAATTCCGGGGGAGAAAGCTCGGTTGAATATTCAGACAATGGACTATTCCACTGATGTAACCGTAGTGAGCTTCACTTGGTACCCCTTTAGTAAGAGCCAGCAGACACAAATTTCGTATGATAATTTGCCGGCCTCGATCTTGCACCAAAAGAACAACCGAAACACACTAGCTGAATTGAACAAAATAAGGGAACAGCTAGGCAATATTCCGCAGCTTTTCTACGGCAATGAAGACCCCAGCACCACCAACACCATTAAAAATGGTGCTATTTGGATAAAACCGATTGAAGCAACCAGTGAAGGAGATGGTTAGATGGCAGACACGAGTTCGGATGTTGCAGGCTTTATTTCGGATAAGACTGCTACGGCTATTCAGCAAACATGGGTCAATGGCAAATGGGTTAATTTAGCCGACACCAACCAGCGCAATAACATGCAGACGGCACTCAACAAAGTTGGCAAACAGGTTGAGGAACAACAAGCTGGGATAGCCGATGCACAGGACGTAGCCAGTGCTGCAATGAGTTCAGCTAGTGCCGCAATCGAGTCAAGCAAGGTTAACAGCCAAGCAATTGCAGATAATTCAAGTGCTGTTAACGAGGCCAAAGCAGATGCAGCCAATGCTTTTGATCAAGCTAAATCAGCAATGTCTGCGGCTACAAGTAATAGTTCTGCAATAAGTACGTTAGATAGCTCCGTTTCTAGTAGCCTAAGCAGTGCAAATGATCGAATTAATGCGGCTAAGTCAGCAATAAGCGCTAATCAAGCCGCGATAGCTAGTGCTCAGAGTGTAGCCAATAATGCTAAATCAGCATCAATAGTAGCTACGGACACCGCAAGCCAAGCAAGTGTAACAGCTGTTGACGCTAAATCAAATGCACTAATTGCAAATCAAACAGCTAGCCAAGCCAGTGTAACCGCAGTTAATGCACAATCAGAAGTTAATACAATTAGGGTAACGGCTTCGGAAACAAAAGCAGCATTGAGCAATGCCCAAGGCGACATTAGTGCCTTACAAGTCTCCGCTAGTCAGGCCAGCCTAGACATTGCCAGCAATTCCTCTGCGGTAGCCAGTGTGACAGCAACAGCTAAAGAGCTGCAGACTACCGTATCTGGCAACAGTAGTGCTATTTCAGGCCTTAAAACTACCATGGCAAGCCAAGCAACACAGCTATCCCAAACGGCGAGTCAAGTAGCTTTAAAAGCCGATCAGACCGCAGTAGACACACTTAAAGATACAGTAACAGCTAATTCTGCTGCAGTTAGTGTACAGGCTGACGAGATTAAGCAAAAAGTAACTTCATCGGACGTGCAGGGATTATTAAACAATGGTGGTTACGCTACCCAAACATGGACTAGCAGCCAGATTGATTTAACCTCTAACAAATTTAGCCTTAATCTAAGCTCCTTACAAACGCAGGTTGATAATAGTGCTGTGGGTACCAACCTATATACAGACACTAGAGATTTTAATAATTCAATTGAATGGCATAGTATTGGAATGTGGACAAAAGCTACAGAAACTTATAAAGGTTTCACAGTCATGCAATCAACTGCGGACTGGTCTGGATTAAGTCAGTTTATACCTGTTAAAAAAGGAGAAACATACACTTTTAGTTTATATGCAAAGTATGCTAGTGGCACAGGAACAAGCACTATCTATTGGCTACTCAATAATCCTACGGAAGTAGATGGTATCGGCAATAGCTACTCCACAGCTACTGCCAGTCCTGCTAGTAACCCCGTGACACTAACTGATAAGTGGCAACGAGTAACTAGTACAACCACTGCCACTAGTGATGGTTACTTCCGACCACGAATTGAACGAACAAATAATAATACCAACACTTTACAGGTTGCCGGAATTAAGGTCGAAAAGGGTAGCGTAGCAACTGACTGGTGTCCTAATCCAGCTGATAACGCCTCGGTTACTAGTGTGACTAACCTAGAAGCAACTGTAGATGGGCTACAAACTACGGTATCAAACAAGGTTAACACCACAGATTACAATTCAAAGATGACGCAGTTAAGTAACTTGATCGATAGCAAAGTTAGCACAGCGGATTACAACGCCGAAGTTGCTGTTCTCGCGAATGATATTGATCTCAAAGTTGCGAAAGGTAATGTGGTTTCCCAGATTAACCAAGAAGCTGGAGGTAATACTCTTATTCAGGTGGCCTCTGGTAAGGGTAAGTTATATTTAGACGCTGCTACGACAGTCTTTGGAGGCACAGCGTTTATTTCGGATGCTATGATTACTGATTTGGATGTCAATAAGCTGAATGCTGGGACAATGACAGGGGTTAGCTCCAATATTGGTAATACTTATACGTCGTTGCTGGATAGTCTCACTCGATATAATGTCACCCTTGACACAAGCGGAATGCAAACCGGTGATGTTTACGCTTCTGACCTAGATTATACCGATTATGTAACCGTGGGATCACTTACTAAGAGTACAACTAATACTGCTAATACCAGCACTACGGATATCGCAGATGTTACTAGTCCAACCTTATTCACAATTGATGGTTCTAAGCTTAGTGATGGTGACCGAGTATTGGTTAAGTTAGATATTAACTACTTCTACGACTGGACTCACTTAGGCACCCAAATCGTCCTGCAATCAGTAACTGATAGTCCTGTATTATTCAGTCAGCAACCCTTAGATTACGGCTACTATACTTACAGTTTTGTAATCACGTGGAGTACAGCATTTGGTACTGGCAAAGTACCGTTCCAGATTAAAGCTATTGGCTTACCGCCGGATTCAAATTTGTATTCCGTAGGAGCTAACTTTTACACTGATCACGGTGCTGGTACGACCAACTATTATGAAGCAGGTGGTGCCTTGAAGGCTGATGGGTCCTTACATCTCAAGGACTACTACTCGGGAACGGCATCGAAGATAACCGATGAGCAATATCACGGGTACCAATGGGATCGCGGCACAATGCGGCTGTATAAATACACACTCGAACAGGATAATACTCAGACGACACCGGTTACCACGATAGCCAATTACGAAACCCAGATGGACGGAGCAGGCCTTAGATTCATGGGTAATTCTACTGATCCCGTGCTAGAATTCTTTGGCGCAGATGTTAACTCACTGATTGACTCCCTCGGTCAGGAACCTTGGGGGATTGACTATACGGGTGCTCGCAATCTTGCAACTGGAATTTACTTTGACCAATATGGTGATATCCATGGTTACCCGAATTCTAAAACGTGGAAAATTACCTCGTATGGTGTTGATAGCCCAGCCATGAGCGTTGCGATTGATAATAACATGACTAGCCCTTCTAGTTGGTATGCACCGGGGCCATTAGGATTACGTTCAACTGGTCAATCAACAGAACTGTATATGGGTCAAAAACATGTGATTATTGATAATCCTGCTAACAGCTCATCTACTAACTATGACGTTAAGCTTGAGATTAAGGGTTACATTGAAATGACTGGGAACGTCTCATGTTTGCACTTGTATCAGTCCTCATTGTTAAGTAAGAAGACTAATATTAGTGAACTTGATACAACGACCGCCCTTTATGTAATCAATCATACCGATATTTACAAGTACCAATATAAAGAAGATATTGTTGAACAGGGCGCACAAGCTAATTACCATTACAGCCCTATCATTGATGATATTAACGCAACACCACAATACAGAACGCCTAATGAATTCATTAG